CGGCAATGTGTTGGAGCCAGAACTTTGCAAACTCTGGGTTCGACTGTGCTAATTCGCGGTAAGTATCAGTCTTAGCCCTTTTAACATGATCCACAATATGAATGAGATGATTGTCAACAAGAGGTAGAACCGTTGGTGCTTGTTGACGTGTTGAGTAAGCATCCCATTCACGGCCCGCTTCGCGGTAATCATCTGATTCACTCCCGAGTATGTGGGACATACCAAATAGTTCGGCTATGTTGTGTGATTGCTGTGGGTCTGCCGGATTGACAACTCCAAGTTTTGCAAGAGTTTCAATAAGCGCCTGTTCTGCAATCTTCGTGCGGGGCCTAGCCGAGCCACCTTCGATCCGTATATCGACAGATCCTTTAAGGTCGGCCCCCAAAAACTTTTTGATTTCCCAGGCACCTGTGTCACCTTTTATCTTTTGTATTCTTGGCTCGGTAACATTAGCACGGAATTGGATGAGCAGAATGCGATATAGTTGCGTCCAGGAGAACTCCCAATTGCTATAAACTGGACCAAAGCGTCCATAAGCTCTCTCTGTGAGTAATTGGATAGCATAGCCTGCTGATACGCCGGGAGGGACAGCACCTTTAACTGCGTCATAAGTGCCTCCAATCTCCTCAAAGTCGCTGTCTAACTTTTCTAACCACTTCATTACGGCATCAGTGAAGGGTGCCGTGGTTACGCACTCTGGCTTTGCACCGCCTGTACCTGTGGGGGACCAGCGGATATGTTGTGACGGTTCGCCGGTGATTCGGGTTATGTTCGATCCCGTGGGGAGCAGCCACGTATTGTAAACACCTTTTAGAACACTAACCTCCATCAGCGACTCTAGCCGATTCCGCTGGTCTTGTTTTGAGAGTAGGTCGTAGGCTGCACATTTGTGGTAGATGCGACCTGGGACGGTCATGTAACCGAATTGTACTAAAGGATTATAATGAGCTTTTGCACCTAGTTGAGAATCATAAAAAGGCGAAGGGCCGACTTCTAACATTGTATCATCATCAGCCATCACAGCTACGAGACCTTCAGGGTAATCCTCTGAGGGCATTTCAACATGGGTGAAGATGCCAATGTTTTCAGTGTGACTACGACCTGAGGACATCAAAGTGTCCTGGGTCATATAGGTTAAAAGCTCTAAATAATGTTGAGCCTGTTTGGTTTGCGACGAATGTGTTGCGCTTAGATTGGCGGCTGCGTCCGGATAGCGTTGTTTAACTGTTGAGAGAGCATAAGTTTTGAGGCGTGTAAACTTACGTATATCCCTAAACTCCTTGGCATCCAAGGCAATATACGTTTCAAGAGGCGAAAGTATATCAACACGAAGGCGGCCGATAGGATAGTCTTGTTGGATGGGTTGTTGGGTGGTAGGATCGACGGCCGGTTCAGTGAGGAGCGGTCCGCCACAGTTGGGGCATTGTTGTGCTTGTTCAAATTCATAAGGTTGGTCCACATGTTGGCACATCATACACCTTTCAGAAGGTATATTAGTGCGGCCTAAGGTGTCATCTGAATGGTCATAATAAGGGAAAGCAAAAGCATCGGCACAGAGACATATCCAAGCAGCTATTTGTTGCTTGAGCCTTTCAACCATGATTTCGTCGTCGATAATCGGTATGATAGATTCCGCCACATCCGTACTTGCAATATCTTCAATGCTCTCGGTGGAGGGCCAGGCAGAAGGCTGGACTTGAGCCGTTTGTAGCGCACCACGAATCGCATCAATCGTCGAGGCAAACCGATTAGTGACTGGCTTGGGTACCCATCTACGCTTGAGATTCCTTTGACGGTATTCCCTACGCGTTTCATCCCATTTCACCCATTGGTTGCCAACATAATAGAGACAGCACCTAAACCAGAGACGTTCAAATTGCCATCTTGCCTTACTAACATCCTCCACATGCTTCTTAATACGTTCACGAATTTTTTGATAATCCCCATAAGGATTATCTGCACCTTCCTGTTCTGTTTGTGCTAACAAACGACCAGGTTTTTGATCTTCTTTTGGAAGTAATGGATCAGGGTTAGAGCTTTTTGAAGAAGCTTCCCTGTTGCCTTTTACGACTTCAAAGATTTTGTCTAAAAGTTGACCCATTAGTTTATAACCTGTTCAGTTTTTCTAAGTATCAAAGTTGCACCATCTGTAATAGGATCAGGCAACAATGCGCTATCGTAGCCAGCCACTAGTTTTTTCATCTCTTGTGGAGACGGCACGTTTATTTTACCTCCAGCTTGTAGCGTGAGGTAGTCTACGAGCAAAAGAAGCTGGCCGTAGTGGTTACGGTCAATTTTAATAAACTTTTTGTTAAATAGCTTAGAACTCAAGGCTGCATCTCCATCTTGTCACTCTCTTGTTCACGCCTTGCTTCATCCTTGGCATCCCTAATAACCGGCTCACCCATATCATCATCTTCAAAGATATCCCCACCTTGTTCGGCATATTCTTGTTCAACACCTTTAACTACGTTTTGAATGAGGTTTTCTGGTGATTCAGCCATTGGGATGTTGTTCTTAGCCAATAGGCGTTCAATTAACCTTCTATTTTCACGCGTAACCTGGATATTGAGCTGTTCAAAAAACCGAGCCTTTTGTTCGGCTGCCTGTTTTAGTTCAACCATAAGTTGATAAGTCTTTTTAGAGATCCACATTAAACATACTCCGCATAGCTAACTTCCTCACCAACCATCTGATCCTCACTGTCATCATTAATCTCATCAAAGGTTGGTTCTAACTCACCACGTCGTTCGGCTACTTTGCGCCAATAACGGGCCGCTGATGGGTCTTCTTTTTCAAGAGCCTTAAGTTTGTATTCCAGAGCAGGCTTACGAGAGTCGTCCTTTGGAACCAACAAACGTACTGCGTAGGAAAAAGCATCCAATAAGTCCACGGTGGACCCATTTGGGAATGATTCGTACTCCTCAATGAAATCATAATTCCCTCTAAGTATATGTATCTGTCCACTTTTAAAATATGGTACCATTGACAAGATACGCATATTCTTCTTTTCAGCCGTCTTGCTATTACGGTCTGGCTTGAGTTCGATGATTGGCCACCACCTCGACCTTGAGGCCATCTCCCGTTGCATATACGGCAACAAGGCTTTCTGATAAGCAATCATCTCCACCCCTATAACACGAGGCATCCATTCAATAGCCATTGCAAGGATCTGTTCAATTATCTTGGCTGGATCCCCTTGCCTACCACACCAGGAATCTAGCAAAAATAATTTTCCATATGGAGACATACCGGCAACGACAATAGCAGTGCGAGCAGCCGTGCTACGTTCGCTGATAGCGGGATCTACCGTGATAACGATGTCAAGGTCAGAGATTTTGGTTTGAATTAACATTAAGCTTCCACCAATATATTCATCGCATCATCACTAAAGTTAAAGTACCTAATCCACTTAGCATTAAAAGCCACGATGGCTTCATCCTTAGGGTTATTCATCTGTTGACAGGCAAACATATATGGGTCTTTCTCACGCATTGTGAGAAGTGCTTCCACAGTAAAGCGATCTGGCCAGGAAGCAGTCCATTCGTTTGTGATTTCATCACGGTACATTGCTGCGACATGCCTAACGTCATATTCTGGTTCATTTTTAATAATGTATCCATAAACATCACCTGTCAACCACCGCGTCCCCACGACCTGGTCCACGCCAGTAGTCGGTGATTCAAGAAGATTTTTAGAAAGAAGGTGCCAACTTGTAATTTTCTCCATGACCTCAGGAGACTTCTCAGTCTTTTCATCAATAAGGTCGTCTTTGTTGGTAACGTCAAAATGCCATCCTGTAATACGTCCGCCCCAACCAATAGCCTTGAACGTAGTTTCTGCGCGATTATGAGGTCGAGGAAGTGTAATCGCAGTCTCACTCCAAGTGTCGGATTTGTGATTAGGTATGCACTCAGGAAATAACCAATGTAATAACGTGTTACGTTCAAAGATGTCTTTAATGAGATGAAGGTTCTTTTTAGAATTATCTTCATTTGATCCAACTAACAAAATCCTTGCATCGTTATTACGCAAATAGTGTTGGATGTTTTTAGCAACGGTAATGACATGAGTTTTGATGTGACCACGAGGCCAAAGATCAAGGGATCTTCCATAAGGTAATTGTACCTCATCCAACTCAGCGCAAAGAGGCCCATGAAAAGTTGGTGATAACCCTTCACTATAAAAGGGTTTACTAAACTTAAGAACACCTTTACACAAGAAGTAAAGGTTGGACTTAGCTAGTTCCCTTAAGGCTAGCCGCTGACTCTCTAGCGTACTTCCGCTCGAAGAATCCGACATGGCCTTCGAGAACCGTTTTAACTTCTTTAATGACTCCTCTAAGGTGCTCAAAGTCTTCCTTTGTGGCCATTGCCTTTGTATCTTCTGGTTTGCCTACTTGATGTTTATCAAACACCATCTCGATGGCCTTAATCCTTGTGGACTCCGGCGTAGCCTCGTTACACAAAATCTCCAACAAAGCCTTCTCTGCCAGGGCAAGGGTTTCGGGCATGGTCATCAAACCAGGCTCCAACCCTTCCAACTTTGCACTGATTTCAGAAGCTTCCATAGCCATAATGATATTAAACTCCAGCGTGTTTGCACTTTAACACAAAAGAAAAGAATTGTCAATACAAAATTCTTTCTATAGTGGGACGCCTGTCCATACAGTAAGGAACACGCGTCAATAGTGTGCGACTTTCACACAAAACGAGCGCAGGTGCTCTTAAAAGAAAAGACGCGAGTGACAGCTCGCATTTCGTTTTTAACGCTACCTAGAGCATTTAAAGAAGAAGTGTCCCAAGAATGAGAACTTTTTTGTATTGGTGGGACACCAAAAATTTGCGAAAACAAAAGGTGCCGCCTAATAAGGGTACTGACATCCACTCGGCGACATGGCTCCTCTGTCTCTTACCTAGAAATGTCCCTGGTATTGGTGAGTTTGTATCGTGATTTGACATTGTGTAGAAGTGTGCTATACTCAAGTCATAGCAGTTGAGTTGAGCGTTAGACGTGAAGCGACTGATCCTATGTAACGATTCGTAACAAACATATACGTGCTACTCGTAGTGGAAAGACCACAACGAGGCAGGCTTAGGGCTAGAGGGTGAGACACAAGCGCCTTCAATGAGTAAGCCGTGAACGCAACTAGTAGCACGTCATAAGCTGTGTTTCGTAAGTGGCATGCTAGAAAGCAGTGTGACTTATGACAGATCTTTCAAGCGTGTTATCAGACATTAAACATACAAAGGCGTCAGGGCGTAGAAAGACGGAACGTACAGCGGAAGAAATCGCACAAATGCCAGTTTATATCAGGTTGACCAAAGCAGAGGTCGAATGTTTGGAAGATCATGTGCGTGCTGAAGGTTTAATAGCCCCAGATGCAATCCTCACGCCAGCTCTTTTAAAGTCCTACTTCATGGGCGTGTTTGCAAAGTTTGGTGTTAATTGGGCAGAAGTTAAAACGACTTTGAGAAACCCTACACTCATTCGCAAGTAGTTGCTTGTCAACCATTACCTCAACCTAACAATCAAAAGCATGCCACTTATCAAACACAGCTCACTTATGTCAAGTTTGACATATGTGTTATTTTTGTCACTAGTGAAACACGTCTTTTCAATGAATTCAATAGCTTAGACTCGATTCCGGAAGCTTCCTGTGTATAACTCTCATAAGTCATTGAAAACAAAGCGATTCCGTGATTCCTGAATTTCCGTTAAAGTCAGTCAAAATTGTCTGTAGGATAATGTGGTAGGATGTATCCATTTTTATATATTTTACATACCTAACCCTCAAGAATTTTAGCTTTTTTTAGAGGAACTCATAGAATTACGGAAACGCTTTCTTTTCAATAGTTTAAGCGATTAGTGTGGCGGAATTGACTCAGAACGATTAAGGGAATTGACGAAATAGTGTCTTTTTAGACACGTTTATGACAATTTTTGTCTCTAACTCGAAGGGTGGTGATTCTCCTAATGGCTAAAGTCTACCGTGTGGTTAGGTGTCGTAGGTGTAAGATGGATGAGTTTGAGGTGCATGATAATTGGTTGGCCTGTGTGCAGTGTGGCAAGATGTATAGTAAACCACAAGTGGATTGGTACTTCAATGTGTCTTATGATACGTATAGGACGGAGAAGGAAAGGCTGAAGGACTAACTAATCAACCAACACATTGAAAGGGGGTGACTCTTCTATGAAACTTGAGTATTCATATACACCTGAACAGGTGAGGGTGTTCCCACCTAGTCAGGACGCCATTCAGCTCGTTGACGATTTTATAACGAAGCTGGATGTGTGGGCAAGCAAGAAGTTGAAGGAGTTGGATAGGAGTGAGAAGGAGTAAACCATGATCGAGAATTTATTGTGGTTGTTTACAATAGGCACCTATGGTTTATTAGTTGTATTGGCAATGTGCTTGTAACCTTTAACCACTCAGAGGTGTATCTTAACTGATACAATTCTGAGTGTACATTTTTGTACACTTTTCAGTGTTGCATTTATAACACAGCGATTTTGCTTGACTTTTCTCGAAAAAGAGCGTATAGTGATTCTCGAAAGTTCGGCTATAACTCACTAACCAACACGGAGGTTCACATGGACACCAAGCAAGTCACCGTCAAGATGACCTACAAGAAGCAAACCCCCAATATGAACGTGTATGAATGTAAGGAGTTGGCCGTTATGACCTCTCTTTATGTCCATAAGTCTTTTAGTGAGGGTGTCAAGGACATTGAGGTTACGGTTAAAGCCATCGGTTAATTACCAACTAACTTATGAGGTTATGATGGACCTTAAAACAGCTCTTAAAGACATTTTACCGAAGGTTCGCTTAAAGGTTAGGCATAAGGACAAATGGTCAATAGAACGTCCAATAGAGTTTCATGTGTGTGAATGTGGGCAGACAATTGACCAACGCATCCTTGACATTTGTATCTACACAGCCAGTGATGAATATGCATCTAATATCACAAAACAGTTTGGTCATTGGTGCAATATACACTCTGCCCCTTCTATTATTGCTTCCGTCGAACGTGCCAAGCCGTGCAATAGGTGTTATAGATGGACCATTACTCATGCCAAAGGTGGTGTGTGTTGGACCTGTCGTCACAATCCTTGGTGTGAGATGCCCGTGCCAGGTATAGCTCGTCGTGTATGGTATAAAGCTCCAAAGGAGCATGTGGAAGTGGAAACAGAAGATGAGATATAACAACGACGTGGAAACAGTTTTCATCTCACCCAACGGCTTTAGGTGGGTAGTCCTTATTAATAGCCCTTTTCTTCGTGACCTTGCGTTTCTATTAAAGGGCTATAAGAAGGAGGAAGAATATGTCTCTACCAGATGACCAAGAGCTAATGCAAAAGATCGTCATTATGTCTTTTGTGTTGGATCAAAAGGAATGGCTCATTATGGCCTTATTAGCTAGGTGTGGTGGTGATGCTAAGATAACCAAAGAAGAGCTGGACTTTGTGCGTCGCACCTACACGATGGATGAATCCATCAGCAGTGCTTCTCAGGTGTTGACGGATGTACATATGAAGTTGAAGATGAAGTAGGTCTAATATGGCTATAGATACAAAAGATCCTTGGGCCAAGTATGAGTCCAAGAAGTATTATGATGTCGAATCAGGCACCGAGCGTGAATGGTCACATGATGATCGTTGTGGTTGTCCAACGTGTTCTAAAACACGTCTGACAGCCGCCCTTCATGAT